ACTGCATTTGAAATGGCATTATTTGGTACTGGCGTAATGAAAGGTCCATTTGCTGTAGATAAAGAGTATCCTAATTGGGATGATGAAACTGGTGAATACTCTCCTGTATTTAAAACAATCCCACAAGTATCTCATGTATCTGTATGGAACTTTTACCCAGACCCAGACGCAAACAATATGGATGAAGCGCAGTATGTAATTGAGCGCCATAAGTTATCTCGTTCACAAATGAGGGCACTAAAGAAACGCCCTTACTTTAGAAGCACTGTAATTGATGAAGCAATTCAACTAGGCGAAAACTATAACAAAGAATATTGGGAAGACGATTTATCAGACTATGCACCAGAGCATGGTGTAGAACGTTTTGAGGTACTTGAGTATTGGGGTACTGTAGATGTAGACATGCTTATGGATCAAGGTGTAGACATTCCTACAGAGATGCAGGATATTGACGAGTTACAAGCTAATGTATGGATTTGTAATGGTAAGCTACTGCGTATGGTACTTAATCCATTTAAACCTGCACGTATTCCTTACATGGCAGTACCCTATGAGCTAAACCCATATTCATTCTTTGGTGTAGGTATTGCGGAAAATATGGATGATACACAAACATTAATGAACGGCTTTATGCGAATGGCTGTTGACAATGCTGTATTATCTGGTAATCTTTTAATTGAAGTTGATGAAACTAATTTAGTACCGGGTCAAGACCTATCAGTATATCCCGGCAAAGTATTTAGACGCCAAGGTGGTGCACCGGGGCAAGCTATCTTTGGAACTAAGTTTCCTAATGTTGCTGCAGAAAACTTGCAGCTATTTGATAAAGCAAGAGTATTAGCAGATGAGTCAACTGGATTTCCATCTTTCGCTCATGGTCAAACAGGGGTCAGTGGCGTGGGTCGTACTGCTTCTGGCATTTCTATGCTTATGGGTGCCGCACAAGGTGGTATAAAGAATGTAATCAAGAATGTAGATGATTATTTACTTCGTCCATTGGGTGAAGGTTTCTTTAGATTTAATATGCAGTTTGACTTTGACCCTGAGATTAAAGGTGATCTTGAAGTTAAAGCACGTGGCACTGAAAGCCTTATGGCTAATGAAGTACGCAGTCAACGTCTTATGCAGTTTATGCAAGTTGCTTCAAGTCCTGCTCTTGCACCTTTTGCTAAGTTTCAATATATCATTCGGGAAATTGCTAAGTCACTTGATCTTGATCCTGATAAAGTTACTAACGATATGTCTGAAGCAGCAATACAAGCTGAGATTATGAAAGAGTTTCAGCAACAACAACCTCAACAAGCTGGACCAGCAGGAGCTAACCCAGCAGATCCAACAGGTGCAGGTGGCGGTACTATAGGTACAGGTCAAGCACCAACCCCTAATGAACAAGGATTCAGTGGAAATGCACAAGGACAAGGAGCACCTCAAGAAGCTCAAGGGGCTGGTGAACAATCAGCAGCAATGGGGCCAGTTCAGTAATTACATAGATGAACTTATAGCGCAACAGCATCGTTCTATGGAACAAACAGACAATGATAAAGTTATGTATAGGTCACAGGGCGCTATATATCAGTTGCGTAGATTAAAACTATTAAGAGATGAAGTATTAAAGAATGGCTGATGTAGGAAAAAAGACAGGTAAACAAACACAAACAGGTAGAGATGTTTATGAAACACCTGAAGGTGAAATGGTATCTGAAAAATCTACAACTTTTGAATATAAAGATAAGTGGATTAATATTCCTACTATACATGGCGGCAAACAATACTCTGAAGATCAATTAATAAAACTGTTAGATAAAGGTTTGATAAAGCCTACTAGCATACACGATGAATTAGAAGAAGCTATTGAGGCTGCACAAAGCCGTAGTAATTCTTTTGAGTTTAATAAAGGTGGTACTCCTATGAAAGATCAAATGGAACTTTTTGAAGACGGTGGCCTCAGAGATGAGGGTGGCACAGTAGATGAAGTATCTGGAAATGAAGTTCCTATAGGTGGAACTAAAAAAGGTGTACGTGATGACATCCCTGCTATGGTTAGTGAGGGTGAGTTTATATTTCCAGAAGATGTAACACGTTATATTGGACTTGACAAATTAATGCAGTTGCGTCAAGATGCTAAAATGGGTTTAAAGAAAATGGAAGCTATGGGCCAAATGGGTAATGGTGACGAAGCTACTATGGAAGATGACATGCCTTTTGAAATGGCTGACCTTATTATTGTTGGTGGCCCAATGGAAGAACCACAAGAAAAGTATAAAGGTGGCGTACTACATGCACAACAAGGTACATATGTAGGGCAACAACAACAGCAACCTGCTACAGGTATTGCTGGTTATCAGCCTTCTATGTATGCCAATCGTGCTCCTATTAATCCATATCAATATCAAGCACCCGCTAGTGCGTTTACACCACCCACATATCAAAATACACAAGTTGCACCTAGTCAGCCTACGTCAGGATACATGCCTAAATTTGTTGGGCAGGGCGTAACTCGTAAAACTGTTACAGGTAGAGAAACACCTAGAGTAGAAGCAGAACAATTTGTAGAAGATATTTATCTCGACGTAAAGTACATTAATCGTGAAACTGGTGACATTAGAACATTTAAGTTTTATCAGGGTGAACCTATTAGTGAAATACCTGCAGGATATGTACCTTATGAAGAAGGACAAGATCCTGCTGAAGGTACAACGCCACCTGAAGGAGAAGTTACAGTACCCACAACACAAGTCACTCGTAGTGGTAGAGATGACGATCCTACACCTCCACCTCCACCATTTAATTGGGATGAAGCTACACCAGAAGCTATTGTAAATGAAGTTAATAAAATTCAAGGTCCAGCAGGTAGTGTAATGACAGGGCTTGCTGCGGTACTTAATCCTGCACTTGGTGCTATGGTTTATGCTGCAACTAAAGCAAATGAAAAACAGACTTTAACAAAACTAGATGAACTATTAAAGGATAAAGCTTTTGTTAAAAAAATGTCAGATGCGGGACAATTAAAAAAATTAAAAGATTCCCTTACTGGACTTGAAGAAAAAACTAAAGGTAAAGGTAAAGGTATTGTTGATATAGATTTATTAGGTATTCTTGGTTCTGCTGTTAAAGGTGTAGCAAAAGCATTAGGCTTAACGCCAGAAGAAGAAAAAGAAGTTATAAAAAATAGTGTCAGTGATGCTGCAGGTATTGCTCCACCTAAAAGACCAGACCAAAAAGGTGAAGAACCTACTATTACTATTTTAGATAAAACTTCAGTACAAGAAGGTATAGACTATGTACAGTCTGGCTATGAAGAAGCTGCTTTTGGTGATACTAGCGTACTGGGCGAAACTTCTGTAGTTTCTCCAGAAACAACTAAAACGCTCACGGCTGAAGAAATTGCACGTATAGTTGCTGGAACTCCTGAAGAACCAAATGCTGCAGAAACAGCTTCTGTTATAATTCAAAAAGCATTAGATGCGGCTAAAAGTGGTGTAACAACAGAAGTTCCTATTGATCCAATTATAGCTGCCGCAAGAAGGTCTGCAGAACAAGGTGCCGCTGCATTTAGGGCGTTGCAAGATCAACCACCAGAAGAAGAAGATAGTGCAGATCCTTTAACTATGGCTCAAACTGCAATGAAAGCTATGACTAGAGACAGACAAGAACAAAGAGAAGCAGCCTTTGAACCTGAATTTTTAGAAGGTCTAGGTGGTGCACCTCTTGGTTTTGAGGCTGGTCAAGTTGATCCCGCATTGGCGGCAGCAGTTACAAGTCAACCACAAACACCTACAGTAACTACACCTGCAGTAACTACACCTGCGCCTACTGTAACTACAGCACCTAGACGAGAATCTAGGGACAGTGGTCCTAGTGGAGCAGAAAGAGCAATGGAAGCAGCTAGAAAATCTGCTGCTGCAAGTGTTGCTAAAAGTGAAGGTGTATCTGCACCAACATCAGGGGGTGCTCGTAGTGTAAGTACGCCAACAGGAAATGTAGAAACTTACGCATCTAAAGTACAAAGAGGTGGTGGTTTTAGTAAAGGTGGTTTAGCAAGTAAACCTAAACCTAAAAAGAAGGCTACCTCAAAAAAACGTGGTTTAGCAGCACGTAAGTAATCTGCTACATTTGTCTGGCTACTCATCCCCCTACCAACACTAGGCTACGGTGGCCCCAGAAAAGGAACTAAAAATGTCCGATACAATTATGTCTGAAAAAATAAAAGCACCAACAAAAGTAGCGTTTGCTAATCGTAAATATAGTAATGATGAAAAACGCAAGATGGAAGAAGAAGAATTAGAACAACTTATTGCAGAACAAAAAGATGAAAACGTAAAGGAACCACAAGAAGCTGAACCAGCTAATGCAGAAGAAAAAAGTTTTAAAAAACGTTATGGTGACTTGCGCCGACATATGCAAGAAAAAGAAAAAGAATGGGCCGATAAGTTTAATACTATTGAAACACAACTTAAACAAGTCTCCCAAAAAGAAATTAAGTTACCTAAGTCTGATGAAGACATTGAGGCATGGGCAAAAAAATATCCTGACGTAGCAGCCATTGTAGAAACAATTGCAATTAAAAAGGCTAAAGAACAATCTGCAGGACTAGAAGATCGTGTAAAAGAAATTGATGAAATGAGAGCTACAGCTTCTCGTGAAAAAGCAGAAGCAGAATTAATGGCGGCACACCCAGACTTTGGTGAAATACGTAATAGTGATGAGTTTCACGAATGGGCAGAAGAACAGCCTAAGTGGGTACAAGATGCACTATACGAAAATGATAATGATGCACGTTCAGCAAGTAGAGCAATTGACCTTTACAAATCTGATAAAAACATTAGAACTAAGAAACCTTCTAATAGTAAAGATGCTGCACGTTCAGTAAATACCCGTAATAGCAGAAGTCAACCAGATACTAATAGTACTGGTGATACATTTAGAGAAAGTGATGTAGCTAAAATGTCACCTCAACAATATGAAAAAATGTCAGAGGCTATTATGGAATCTATTCGTACTGGTAAATTTGTTTATGATATGTCTGGCTCTGCTAGATAAAGGTATTGACATATAGAATATTTATGATATAACTATATGTACAATGGATAGTGCGGCCCTGTTAGGTACTAACTACAGTTACCCGCACTATTAATTAACTAAACTTCCGCAAACAACAATACACGCTTTCGGACAACCTAATGTCTCGTGGCCCGTTTTACTAGAAGGTAGGCCAACTTTCTAATAAACGCACCCTAGTAGAATTAGCCTCTGTTTAAGTCATTGGTCGTTTGCATCTGTGATATTATGCTAAGGAGAATTAAAATGGCATTTTCATCCGCTGCTGGTTATGGTAACTTACCTAACGGTAATTTCTCACCAGTTATTTATAGCAAACAGGTGCAACTTGCGTTCCGCAAAGCATCTGTCTGTGAAGCAATTACTAACTCTGATTATTTCGGAGAAATTTCTGCAATGGGCGACTCAGTTAAAATTATTAAAGAACCTGAGATCACCGTTAAAGCATATGAGCGTGGTACAACTATTACACCACAGGATCTTGACGATGAAGATTTTTCATTGACAATTGATAAAGCTAACTACTTTGCCTTCAAAGTCGATGATATTGAAGAAGCTCATAGTCACGTCAATTTCCAAAGCCTTGCGTCAGATCGTGCTGCTTATCGTTTGGGTGATCAGTTTGACCAAGACGTACTTGGTTACTTGACAGGCTTTAAACAGTCTGCACTACACGGTACACCTGACACAGTAAACACAACTGTTAATGGTACTGTTGCTGTATCTACTGCAGGTACTGACGAACTGTTGTCTTCAATGAAAATTGATGCAGCAGACTTCGGTGGTTCAGCAGGTGATGCTTTGGCATTGCAGCCACGTACAGGTGGAGCAACTGACTCAACTCCTGCCGTTGGTGATACTTTCCCATTGACAGTTATTGCACGTATGTCACGTTTGTTGGATCAACAAAATGTGGATACTCAAGGCCGTTGGTTGGTAGTAGACCCTGTATTTATGGAGTTGTTAAAAGACGAAGACTCACGTTTGTTTAACGCTGACTTTGGTGGTTCTGGATTGCAGAATGGTCAAATCGGAACAAACATTCATGGTTTCCGTGTATACACTTCAAACAATCTGCCATCAGTAGGTACTGGTCCTTCTTTCACAGGAACAAACTCATCTACTAACTATGGTATGATTGTTGCAGGACACGATTCAGCCGTTGCAACTGCAGAGCAGATCAACAAAACTGAAACATATCGTGATCCAGATTCATTCGCTGACATTGTTCGGGGTATGCATCTATATGGTCGCAAGATCCTTCGTCCAGAAGCTCTTGTGAACGCTAAGTATCACTTGGCATAAGGGAGGATTGAAACATGGCTAACATTACTTCACTTCTAAAGGCAGCGTCTGGTAACTCTCAGCGTGGTCGTAACCCTTACATGGTCGAGAACACTCTTGACATCGTAGCTACAACTATTGATCCGTCTTCTACGGATTCAGTTCAAGCTATCACTATTCCTGCTGGTCACAAAGTTATGGCTTGTGGTCTTGAAGTTGTTGAATCAGCAACTATGAACACAGGTACAGATGCTACAGTAACTGTAGGTTTTGTAGGTGGTGATGTTGACGAGTTTGTTGCATCATTTGACATCGACGGTGCTGCTGATGGTGCTTATGCTCCAAGTGTTTCTATTACTGGAGACACTGTATCTGCATCTGATGATACCATTGACGTAATCTTTGGTGGATCAGGTGCTTCGTTTACTGCAGGTAAACTTCGTGTTTATGCGGTAATGATGGACGTAAGTTCACAAGGTGACACTGCTGCTAATGAAGTAGATCGTGACACACTTGCATAACTAAATTATTGGGTGGGCTGCTTACTTGTGGCCCACCTATACTTGTATATAAAGGAACCAAATCATGGCTATTACAACTGCAATGTGCAACAGTTTTAAACAAGAGTTACTTGGTGGTATCCATGACTTAGATACCGACAGTATTAAACTTGCACTAATTAAAGCATCTCCTTCGGGAACATATAATGCTTCTACAACTAACTATTCAGATGTTACAGGTAATTCTGACGAAGCATCAGGAACAAACTACAGCGCAGGTGGTCAAGTATTAGACTCTGCAACAATTAGTTTATCAGGCTCTACAGCTATTGTAGATTTTGCAGATGAAGTATTTGCAGATGTTACAACCTCAGCAGACGGTTGTATTATCTATAATGCAGGTCAGTCAAATAAAGCTATTGCTGTAATTGATTTTGGTGGTACGGTAAGTGCTACTGCAGGTGATCTTACTATTGAGTTCCCTGCTGCAGATGCTTCTAATGCGGTTATTCGTATCGCATAGATATGTCTTTTTATGACTCCTCTGATGCACTTTACGGCATAGGTGTATACGGTTCTGCTAGATACGGAATTGTACAACCTAATGTTGCATTAGTAGGAGTTTCGGTCACTGGTACTATTGAATCTGTATCTGCTGGTGGTTTTGAAATTGATGTATCTGAAAGACTTAATAGTGTATCTGCTACAGGTACAATTAACACTATTACGGTTAATGTACTAGAGTCACTAAACAGCGTATTAGCCACAGGTACAATTAATACTGTAACAATTAGTAACACTGTAACATTAACAGGTGTTGAAGCTACAGGTGCAGTAAATACTGTAGAAGAAAAACCTACAGAAGTTCTTAATAGTGTAAGTGCTACAAGCTCTGTAGGTACTGTTGAACCTAAGATTACTGTAAAAATATCTGGGGTATCTGCTACAGGTACAGTAAATACACTAGAAGAAAAAGTAGATGAAGCATTAACTAGTGTATCAGCAACGGGTGCAATAGGTTCTGTATCTGTAAATATCCAAGAAGATATTACAGGTGTAAGTGCTACAGGTTCTATTGGTACAGTACAACCAATTGTTAGTTTTTCTGTAAGTTTAGTTGGTGTTCAAGGTACTACAACACTTGGCGAGATAGAAGCACAAACAACAGAAGACATTACTGGTGTAAGTGCTACAAGTGCAGTAAACAGTGTAACTGTACATGTTGTTGAACATATAACTGCAGTACCTGCTACAGCTACAATAGGTACAATAACTACAACTGCAGTAGTATTTGACTTCCAAGCTGTAAGAGAGCAGTATAGCCGTAAACGCACAGTATATATAGCAGAGGCAGCGTAATGTCTACTTCAGCATCCAGAACTGTACGTATACCCGATGAGAATAGATTGGTGTTTATTCCTGCTTTTGACACAAACAGGACAGTAAGAATACCACAAGAGAATAGAATAGTTTTTGTAGAACGACAAGCAACATCTGCAGAACGAACTGTATATGCAACTGAGGATTAAACATGAGTTTTCGTTGGCCTAATAAAGACCCTGATGAACAACTAGATTACAGTGTAGATTGGTCACGTTTTCTTGGTAGTGCTACTATTAGTACTGTCACATGGTCTGTAAAAAGTACTGCTTATAGTACTAAAACTACACTAGGTGCAGGACAAACACTTACTGTTGCCTCTAGTTCTGCAACTACTGACGATATACAAAACGTGTCACAAACAAATACTAACACTGTGGCCACTATTAATATTGGTGGTGGTACAAACAACATTGAATATACTTTTTTCTGTAATATGATTGACAGCACAGGCAGTCAAGCAGAACGCAGTATTAAGTTACGGGTAAAGGAACGTTAAATGGCTTATGATTATATTGGTCTAGTGAATGACGTAAACCGTAGACTTAATGAGGTGGAACTTACATCAAGTAACTTTGCTGCTGCTACGGGTGAGTACAGTATGATTAAAGATGCAGTAAACTCTGCTATTCGTTATCTTAATCAACATGAATACGAATGGCCTTTTAATCATGTAGAAACAGAAGAAACATTAACTGCTGGTACAGTACGTTATGCATATCCTGCAGATGCTAAAACAATTGACATGGATAGCTTTCGCATTAAACGTGACGATACTTTAGGTAATGATACTAAACGTTTAAAAGTTATTACGTATGAAGAATATTTAGATAAGTATGTAGATGCGGAATATAGTACATCAGATAATCGTAGAGCATTACCTGACTATGTATTTCGTACACCTAGTTTAGAGTTTGGTTTTGTTCCTGCACCAGATAAAGCATATACTGTTGTATACGAGTATTATAGACTTCCTGTAGATCTTATTAATGCTACAGATGTACCCACAATACCAGAACAGTTTAGATATATTTTACTAGATGGTGCAATGCACTATGCATATATGTTTAGAGGGGAAACGCAAGAGTCTTCTATTATGCAACAACGTTTTGTAGATGAAATTAAAAACATGCGTAGCTTGTATATTAATAGATATGATTATGTTAGATCAACTGTAATAGATCGTAACCGTATTGCAGTCAGTTCATTTAGAGCAAACTAATACATGCCATCAACTCGTCAAACATACCCTATAGAATTTAAGGGTGGACTTGTTACTAATATGAGTCCTTTGCAACAAGGTATTAACGCACCGGGATCTGCAAGAACTCTTAGAAACTTTGAACCATCTATTGAGGGTGGTTACAGACGTATCTTAGGTTATACTAAATATAACAGTAGTATTATTCCACCTTATGGTGCTCCTGTTGTACACGGTGCTAGTCAGTCTGGTACTAGTCTTATTATAGGTAATATACATCAGACACCAGAGGCAGGTGACACACTTACAATAGATGGGGTTACAGGTACATATACTATTGCATCTGGGGGTGTATCATATGACGCTACAAATAATAGAGCTACACTAACACTTACTGGCGCTCTTGATAGCTCTCCTGCAAATGCAGCCGCAGTTACATTTACCACAACGACAAGTAACTATCTTGCACTTGGTTGTGGTGTATTTTTAGATAGAGTTATTGTAGCAAGAAATGACGATCTTTTTAAAGTATCCTCTAGTGCAGTAACGCATATTAATGTACCTAACTATGGTACTGTACTTGTAAATGGTGCATCACAAACTGGTACAAGTCTTATTGTTGATGGTTTAACTGCAGCCCCACAGGCAGGTGATATATTTAAAATTGCTGGTGTTGATCTTGTCTATACGGTTACTGCAGATGCAACTGTAAGCTCTGGTGGTGCTACATTAGCCATAAACCCTGCATTAGCTAGTTCACCAGCAGATGATGCTGCAATAACTTTTTTAAGTACATCAAGAGAAAGTGCTGGTAAAACTAGATTTGCAAGGTATAACTATACAGGAACAGAAAAAATTGCCACAGTAGATGGTACTAATGTTCCTGCACTATATGATAACAGTACGTTTACTGCACTTAACGATGCCCCTACGGATGTTAATGGTGCAGGTTTTGTAGTCAACTTTAAAAACCAACTGTTTTTTGGCAAAAGTAATTTATTAACTTTTACTGCTCCATATACAGATAATGACTTTACAGCAGCTAATGGTTCTGGTACAATCTCTTTAGGAGCCGTGATTACAGGACTGATTGTTTTTAGACAACAATTAATTATCTTTACTGAGTCTTCTATATTCCAATTAGTTGGTAATACAATAGCAGACTTTCAATTACAACCAGTTACTACTGACATTGGTTGCGTAGACACAGACACTATCCAAGAAGTAGGTGGTGACATAATGTTCTTAGGACCAGATGGTCTTAGATTATTAAGTGGTACAGATCGTATAGGTGACTTTGGTCTTGGTGTTGTATCTAAAACAATACAAAAAGAAGTAACAAGTTTTATTACTGCTAATACTTCTTTTGCTAGTGTAGTTATTCGTAATAAATCTCAGTATAGAATACTAGGATATAATACAAACATTACACAAGAAAATGCTCAAGGTATTCTTGGTACGCAGTTTTCTGGTCAAGGTGGTGAAGGTATGGCTTGGGCCGAGCTTCGTGGTATTAGAGCTTACGTAGCTGACAGTAGGTTCTATCAAAATACAGAAACAATTGTTTTTGCTAATGATGATGGTTATTTGTATCAAATGGAAGATGGTAATAGTTTTAATAGTTTAAATATACAAACTACTTTTGCTACTCCGTTTATGCCAATTAATGATCCACGAGTTCGTAAGACTTTTTACAAAGCATTTCTTTATACAGACCCACAAGGTAGTGTATCATTTGATATGAGTCTTAAACTAGACTTTGACCAACGTAATAGTATACAGCCTACACAGATAAATTTTGATAACGACACAGGTGAGGTTGCTTTTTATGGCTCTGCGGTATTTGGATCTTCTGCAGTATATAGTAATAAACTAGTAACTCTTTTTGAAACACAACTAATAGGATCAGGCTTTACAGCGTCTATACAATTTGAATCAGATAGTACAGACCCACCATTTTCACTTGATGCTATCACTTTAGAATTTGGTACAAACACGAGAAGGTAAACCAAAATGGGAACAGGTTACACTAGGAATGACACATCTAATAACATTGCTGATGGCAACATTATCAATGCTGCAGATTTAGATGGTGAATTTGACGCAATTGAAAGTGCAATGGGCACAAGTGGTCACACACATGATGGCACATCTGCAGAAGGTGGGCCTGTTACTGTATTGGGTCCAGTTCAAGACTTTGTAGCAAGTGCAACTGAGATTAAACCTAAGACTACTAATACACTAGATATTGGTACAAGTGGTCTTTTGTTTAAGGATATGTTCCTTGATGGTGTAGCAACAGTAGGTAGCATTAAGATTGACAATGCTGGTACTATTGGCTCTGCTTCTGATAGTGATGCAATTGCTATATCTTCTGGTGGTGTTGTTTCCTTCTCACAAGCACCTCTTGTTGATGTGACTAATGCTACAACTAATGCAGTGACAGATGTTCTAGGTATTCAAGTACAATCTTCTGGTACACCTGCAGTGGGCATTGGGTCTGGTCTTACTCTTGGTGTTGAAACTGCTGCTGGTAATGTAGAAACTGGTGGTGCTATTCGTAGCATTACTACAGGTTTAACTCCAACTGCTGAAGAAATTGATCTTGTATTTTACTCCATGCGTAATGGCAACCTTACTGAAGGGTTTAGATACGATAGTAGTGCAGATAACTTTGATGTAACAGGTAGTATTTCTATAGATGGTGGTTCTACATCTGCGGATTTTACCTTCGGTGACAACGACAAAGCCATCTTTGGCGCAGGGTCTGATCTTCAGATTTACCATGATGGAAACCACAGTATTATTGAAGATGCTGGCACTGGTGCAATTAAAGTAAAAGTTGGTGACTTTCGTGTTGAAAATGCTTCTGGAAATAACCTTATAAAAGGTGTTGGGGATGTTGCAACTCTTCATTACGATGGATCAGAAAAACTCGCCACCACAAACACAGGCGTAGACATCACGGGTACTTTGACCAGCGATGAAGTAACCGTACAGCAATCTGCTTTCACAAGAGCCTTGATAGGTAGCACTGGTGCGAATGGTGCTATGCTTGTTTTGGATGGCGATAGTAATGGTGACGGATCGGGTGGTGATTATAGCTACATTTATCACAACACTTCTGGGCAATTAGAGTTTTTGCAGGATAGTCCTGCTGGAACAAACGAAATGTTGTTTAATACGGCTGGCAATAATCTCCGTATGAAGATTGGCTCAGGCGGCGACATCAGCTTTTACGATGATCAGGGGTCAAGCCAATCGTTCTACTGGGATGCGAGTGCTGAGAGTTTGGGCATTGGGACGACTTCGCCTGACACTGCAATAAACATAGGCTTTTCTGGTGCTGATCAAGCCAATTCCCTGCGTATAGAAGGTTCAAATGGTTCTTCTGAAAGGTATGCTTTAGACATTGAAGCTGATGGTGAAAACGCAAAGACAAACTTTAAGATAGGCGTTGGAGGGGGCGCACCAACCACTCGTATGACCATCAACAGCAGCGGTAACGTAGGCATTGGGACAGATTCGCCTATAGCTATTTTAGATGTAAAAAATGCAACTAATGAGCATATTGTTATAAGTGGCAGCTCTACTTATGGCAGCAATGCAATAATTGGTGTTAACGATAGCGGAGGAGAAGTTGGCCTTGGACTAGGCGGCAACACAGTTGAGTTTTACACCGCCGCCACAGAACGTATGCGCATCGACAGCAGCGGTAATGTTGGGATTGGCGCCACAGG